GTGCCATCTCCACCTCCAAATACTTCTGGATAGAATTCAGTAAGTCGATTCCTAAACTCCAAAAAAAAACCATGGCCCCAAATGCGGTGTTGCAATCTAAATCCTTAAACCCACTGACAAGGTTTGCAGAATAGGGTGCAACCTCATATCTTCCATTCTGTCCGCTATGGGTAACGGGGCGATACAACACACTCATCACCTTCCATAAATCGTGTGTTTCTTTGGTGTATGTTTCGATGTCTATAAACTCACCCACCGACATATCATCCAAGTTTGGAATAAACCCGTATTCAACGCCATCCATTTTGAACCTGGGCGTGAAGGTCGGTTGTTCTGTCAACATCAATGTGATGCGTTCCACCGCCTTTTGTAATACATCAAACGGCATGGCCATGACCTCGGTCATTGTCAACTCACAAAAAATAGATACCGCTTCCAATTGGCGTTGGGTATCTTCCATGTCTTCTTTAAGACCTTGATACGCCAACATTTGATGCAACTTTACATCCTTAAGCGATGTGGGTACTAATATGGTTTTTGATTCAATCATTAATTATAAAACGACCAAACCCCGCTTTGTTATTCCAACGCTTCATTGAGCAACACACACACTTTGGCGTATTGCCTTTGCACATCCTTATCGGTGTACAAAATGTTGCTAAACTCGTTTACAGAATTGATTGCCGTTGAATGGTCACGATGGATGATCCGACCGATTTCTGCCCACGGCATCCCTAACCTTTTTCTGCAAATAAAGTTAAACATGTGACGGGCGTATAATGATGCTCTTTTCCGTGATGGGCAAAGTATTTCATCGGGGGTTAATTCCGATACTGTGCAAACCGCCCTCAATACTTCCTTCCAATGGTTGGGTGCATCGTTAAAATCAACCCGTGGGTTTATTATTTCCTTTTTTAACAATTGGATTTTGATTAGGGCTTCGCTTTGTATCTGCACTAACAATAATCGCAGTCGTTTAATTTCTTGTCGTTGTAAGTGTAATTGTTGGTAATGGCTTGTCATATCGTTATTAATTTCATGTTGTATTCGTTTGTTTCATTTGATATTTCCACCCCTGGTTTTCTCATCAATATATTTTTCGCAAATGGCTTGTAATTTACCAAATGATGCCAACGGCTAAATCGCCAAACAACTTTAACCACATCGGGGTGTTGTTCTTGCAAACTTTTTGCAAATGCCAATCGCTTATCTCCCGTGTTGTAAATGGTATCTGTATTTCCCCCGCCTTGTGTCATGGTAGCCCGTTTACCAATTAGAAACGAATTGAATAACACCGTACACCATCCATCTTTTAATACCCTTAAACTCAAATCGGTATCCTCATTGTATCTTCCACGCCACCGATGTTCAATACTATTTTTTATTAGTATGCACGAATAAATTCGTTCGTTAAATCGTATCGGTTGTCGACCTTCAAATGCAGGGCAAAAAATCCCGTAATTCATTCCCGCCATTGCAATGTTATCGTACCTCAATACAAAATCTTCAATAACCGCAAATGGCGTTGGACATATACATTTGATTTTCATGTTGTTGTAAAATCTTTCAACACTTTCAATGTTGTCATCTAAAATCCAATGAAATTCAAAACCCGCATCAATGGAATGTTGCCATACAAAATTTCGTACTGGTATACTCCCTTGGTTTAATTCGCTGAAATTAGATGGCAAACAAATAATCTTTTCAATATCAATGTGTTCTTTGTAGTTGTCATATTCACTTGGTTCTACAACAATTTTGAATGGGCAATTCATTGATTCCAATGTTTTGACTGTTTGCCGTCTTTCCCATCTTCCCTTGCTAATTATGTATATTGGAAATCTTGCATTCATACAAAACGATATTTAGATGCTTTACACCTCAATGGATACCATGTGGATTTTACATCTTTTCTTTGCATACCATCAAACACTCTTTCGCCATCATACAAATGTTGTTTGATCAATTTGTTAAATTCTTCAAAATCTTCTTGGGTACGAAATTTGAATGTTGCCGTAATTAAAGGGTCTGGTTCTCGAACATTGTTGTATTCTGGCATCCCGACATAATGCTCCTCCCATAGATTTTCTATTTGTACATCGCCAAATAAGTTTAATTGACCGTTTTTCATTGCTATTTGTCTTTTCAAAGATACAAATAAACACGAAATAAACAATTACCTAATATCGTACTTTCCGAAATTACTTTTGATACCTAACATCATCATCTCCGCGTAGCGAAACGCATCAATTCCGTGATCCGTTCCAATGGGGTTGTTCATGCTTCGCCCCTGGGAATCACTATCCCAACAATAATTACGCAACTCTTTGATTAAATTGGTGGATGTGGATGTGATTAAATACGATTGTGATTGCATTATCTGTATTCCGTAATTGATGGAATCCTTGCCCTTGGTTACTCCCTTGATTCTTATCCCGTATCTTTTAATTTCATCGATTGATTTTGGTTCGGCACTATCCGCATAAACTGGCACATGATTGGGTAATGCCTTTGCAATGTCTGAATTAAGCATTCCCGTGCGATATGCCACCTCATCTATTATTCTTTGACCATTGTATTCATAAACGGCAACGATGGCCGTGGGGTCGTTTGTATACCCAAAATCCACACCAATGCCAAGCAACCTTGCATCTTCTGGAATGGTGTCAATGGTTTGCCAATTGCTGAATATAACCCCTTGTAAGTTTCCAATCTCACCAAGTCCATATACCCGCCACCAATTAGCCCAATAATTGGATGTGGTTGCCCTATCCCGTGCCTTTTCAATTTCCGTTACTATGGATTTATCCAACGCTTCGTTATCCTTGTAGGTGAGTACAATCATTTCCGCATCGGGGTCGTTCACCAATTCACTATCCACCCAAAATTCTGCAACTGGGTTGTAATCTAAATAAATAAACTTTCGCGTACGAATCGCCATTTGGTAGTATGATTCCCAATCGATGTTGTTGCACTCGTTTACAAATAGAACATCACGCCTTGCACCCCTTAATTTTTGCGGTTGGTCTGCGGAAAAGAATTCGATGTAACTATCATTGCTGAATGTGTAGGTCAATGATGATTTGTTCCATTTCAACGGATCAAACATCCCCACCATGTCCATAATTTTAAGAAAGTCACGGATTGCACCCCGTCGCAAATGCGGGATGGTTTCCGATACCACGCTAATTTCACACTTCGGGTTCTGCACGGCGTAGGTGATAAGCATCGGAATGATACTGAATGTTTTTGATGAGGATGTGCCACCACGAACTATCCGCACCCGCTTTCGCAAGTTGGCAATTTTTTTTTGAGCGGATGTGGTTTGCAACATTACTTTACATCCAAATCAATGCCGTTGAAGATTGGTTTTTCCGTGGTAACATCAATTTGTTGGGTGGGCATACCAAATCCCGAATCCATTAATTGTTTGTACGCACCCACATCACCTTTCCTTGCCTTGTGTATCATTGCAAGGGTGATTAAATCTTCTTGGCTTAGTTTCTCTAATTCACCCGTGATGGGGTTCTTTGTGTCTTGCATTACCTCCAACCACTTCCGTGCAATGGTGCTTCGGTTCTTTGTTCCCTTGGGTTTCCCGTTGGGATTCCTTACCTCACCTGGTTGGGCGGGTTTCAAATAATCTTTATTTGCCATAATTACTTATCATTTGCTTATCAATCGTTTGGTAAAATCGGGATGGGCATCCACCAAATTGGTTGATGTATTGGGCTATCATCGTGTTCTAAATACCATTGTCCATCCATAATGTATGCGACTTGTGTGGTGTCAATTAATACCAAGTCGTTGTCGATTGGTGTGGTTCTGTTTGTTTCTCGCCATGCTTTCATAATTTTGTTTATCTTTGTTGTAAATATAAGCGGGGTTAGTGTAGTGGTAACACATTAATCTTCCAGATTAAAATCGGCGTTCGATTCGACCACCCCGCTCAACTTTTTTGGATAAGGTTTGTGTTGCAACTTGTATTCAATCATTAACTTTTTTTCCAATGGGTATACATATTTTCGTTTACCCGCTAACTTTCTTTTGATTTCTCCTTTGCCATGTCTGGCGTGTATCCATTTTCCATTACAATAATACTCAAATCCACTTGATTCCGATTCCCCTAAAAATATCCAATTGGTCGCTTGATAAATTGTTCCATAATGGTATTGTCCTTTATCTGAATAGGATATTAACATTTTGACGGATGGGCAATCCTTTTTAACTAATCTCATTGATATCCCCAACGCTTGTGATGTTATTTTTTGTTTTGAGTTTAACGCAACCCTTCGTAATTCTAACACTTCACCATTTCGCAATTTTAATTGTTTACCAATTGCGGGGGTGGCGGGATACCCATATACAATTACTCCACAAAATTCATCATCATCATTAAATACCGCATACGATACATTTGCACCCATTGGGATTCTTTTTGCGTAATGATAATTCAAACACGCAAATTTAACCGCCTTGTATGATGCTTTTTCCAATCTCATATTTCAGTTACCAAAACTGACAAAAACGCTTTTGGATATGGCTTTGATAGTTCTTTGCACATTGGTATTACAGATTTTTCAAGTGGGTAAATATATTTGTGTTTGCCTTTAGTTATGTATTCAGTTGCATTTGGGTCTAAATACTTTTTTACATTTTCTATGTTGTTTTTGATTCCTTTTGAATTTGGAACTCTTGCATGAATTTTTTTACCATGCACAATGTATCCCGATTTCATGTTTTCATTGACCATACCAATATAATACCAATTTGATGATTGATAAATTGTGCCATTATGATTTTGATCCAAATCGCTATAGGAAAATAGTATTTTAACCAATGGATTGTTTTTGCGAAACAATCGTATTGACATTGCCAATGGTTTACTTACATTATTTTGTTTACCATTAAGTGCTACACGCACTAATTCTGCGGCTTGGCCTTGTTTCATACCCAAACTTTGACTAACATACGGACTTGCACCCAATCCGTATAATATCACACCACACCATTCATTTTCATCATTAAACACAGAATAACCAAATGTGTTAACGGGTATCGATTTGGCATAATGAAATTTAAGACACGCATATTTGGTCGCTTTGTATGACGCAATTTCTAACCTCATAATTCCCCCGCTGACACACTAAAATATGCACCTTTGAATTTGCGGTCCAAAAGTTCTTGAATATCAATTTCGGCTTTTTGCAATTGTTCTGGACTTTCAAATGTTATTTTCATCGTTGCGGGTTTGTTTTTTTCATCATCAACTAAATCATCACCCGTTGGTTCATCCAAAAACAATGGTACATCTAACCCCCATTCGTTTAATTCCTCGGGGTTCCAATCGTTTGCCAACGCATCCCAATCCCACTCACCAAATCCGACATTGTCCTTTATCAAAAATTCCCGTTGTTGTTGCTCGGTTAGGTTTTCCGC